GTGGTAGCTGTCGGTGCGCTGATCGCTGGCATCGTTCTGCTATGGAAGCACAGTGAGACGTTCCGCACGATCGTACTCGCGGTGTGGGCTGCCATCAAGATCGCTATCAAGGCCGTAGCCGATTGGTTCATGAACACAGCCTGGCCGATTATCAAGGCAGTAATCGACTTCATCATCAACTACTACAAGTTCTTGTGGAAGACGACAGTCACCATCTGGACTGCCATCTTCAATGGGGTGAAGACGGCAATCACCGCGATCAAGAACGTCGCAGTGGCGGTATTCAACTTCATCGTTGCTTTCATCCAGGCCCAGATCAACATCACTCGTGCCATCATCACGGCAGGAATCAACGCAGCACGAGCTGTCTGGAATGCAGTTCTCAACGCCATTCGAGCTACGACTCGGACGGTATGGAATGCGATTATCTCTATCGTTAGCGGAGCAATCAGTCGGGTTAAGACGTTCATTCTCGGCGTCCGAATCATCATCTCCTACATCAAGAACGCCTTCACCAGCGCGAAGAACGCTGCAGTCGGCCAGCTCAACTCGCTGCTCAACACGGTGCGTGGACTCCCGGGCCGGATCTCTGGTGCGCTGGGCAACCTGGGAAAGCTGCTTTACAACAAGGGCCGGGATTTGATCCGAGGCTTCATCAACGGCATTGGCTCCATGCTTGGGGCGGTGCGAGACAAGGCTTCCTCGATCGTGCACGCCGTGACCGACTTCCTGCCTGGTTCTCCGGCGAAGACCGGACCGTTGTCCGGTAAGGGTTACGTGCTGCTGCGTGGTCGGCGCTTCATGAACGACTTTGCTCAGGGCATCAATGATGGGTCTCAGAGGCCCACAGCCGCGTTGGCGGGGGCGGTCACGGGATTGTCCCGTGCGACGGTTCCCAGTGGCTCCACGACGAAATCGGGGGCCTCCTCAGCGGCAGTGACTCCGGCGGTCACGACGTCCGGAACGCGCGAATACAAGATCTCGATCGGGGACAAGGAATTCGCCTCGCTCGTGGTCGATGCGATCACCGGTAACCCGGTGGCAGTGACGAAGGCAAACGATCGAGGTAAGCAGCTCACCTCATGGGCTGGATCGGGGAGGAAGTAGAGATGGTGCGAGCACCTCGAATCTGGCCTGACATCTACTTCGGCAAGCCCGGAGCGATGACACTACTGCCATGGCCGCGCGGCGGTGTGGACCGTCCCTTCGAGAAGAACGTTGTTGACTTCATCACGTCGTCGGCCCATCATATCGTGACTTCCTCGCCAAGTGGTGCACGGCAGATAACCTTGAACTGGAATGCTCTACATCAGGACAACTACGGGCTCTTGGCCCAGTACTGGTACGGTGCGATGGGGCTTGGTCCTTGGGCCTTCGCTGATCCGTCCGTGAGTAATATGCTGCTGCCTAATCAGGGAAGCACGACGAGTCATCTCTACGACACCACTGGATTCAAGACGAGTGGTGGTGCAGCAGCTGATGGAACGTTGCTCAGCGGGACTGCTCTGATTCAGCGAACGGGCGCACCTCGATCGTTGCAATGGTCCTTTCCTGTGACTGCATCGACCACACCGATTCTGCTGCTCAATGCGCCGTATCGGAACTGGTATGGCTACCCGGTGGTGCAAAACCTGCCTTATATGTGGAGTTGTTATCTTGCTCCTGATGGCGTAGTGGATACTTCCATCACGGCAAGTCTTCGATTGCGGTGGCTGGATGCTTCTGGTGCATTCATCAGTGAGGCTTCGTCTACGACTACGGCAGTAACTACATGGACTCAGCTTTCTGCGACTGGAACGCCTCCGAGCAATGCTGTGTACGGTCAGCCTGCTGTACTGTTGACTGGATCTACGATCACGACCGGAGGATCTCTCTTCCTTGATTCAATGCAGTTCGAGCAAGACAGCGTGGTCAACCCCTGGGCACCGGGATCAGGAATGCGAGCGGTTGAGATTCTTTCGCTTACTGACACGGTGGTCTTCGATGCGAAGTGGCGTGCTCCAATCACCATGGTTCTTCGGGAGTTGGTGTCCTGATGACGGCACTAGATGATGCCCTCAATTCGGCTTCGATCGAGTGGGGACCACACCAGCTCACAGCGCAGTGGCGTGAGGTTCAGGCAACTGAGAAGACGGACAATCCTGACTCACTCGTGAACCTGTCTGAGCAAATGTCGGGAACGTTCACTGTCACTCACGCACTAGATGATGCGCTACCAGACACGGTGACGATGACTGGTCAGGGTGATGCTGCCGGGGTGCTCACGACAGGGATGGCTGGCCGGATCGGTCAGGTAATCGGCTCGTCAGGCATGCGCTCCTTCGTGAACTCGAATAGCAGTTCGTCTAGTTGGAATAGCGATCCGACGACCAAGTTCTTGCTGGTACCGATTCCGACCACCGCCGCACAGGGTGACTCGCTGCTCGCATGCGTGATCGTAGACAACGTCTCGACGGTACTTGCTCAGAACCTAACGGATCCCAAGGATCAGTGGCAGTTCCTCGGCTCGATTGCTGATGCGCCCTATCAGATGTTTCTCTACTACAAGAAGCGGTGGAATAGCACCAATCCATACCTCACGCTGACATCTGATTCGGCAGTTAACTTCATCGCTATGACCGTCCCTTTCTTTGGCCGGACTCCTTCCGGTGGAGTGATGGATGTGAGGATAGCCAAGGCAGATCTGTCGATTGAGACCGGAACTGGTGTTACCTCTCACAGCCAGTCGACGGTGGCTCCGACTGCTGGGTACCAGGTATTCTTCTGGGGACAGAATTCATCGGTCGGTACATCTACTCCGAGCGGTACAGGCGTGTCGCTCATTGGCAATCCGGCGGTTAACGGTCTGTTACTTACCGGTGCCGTGAGTACATTCCGGGGATCTGGGCCTTACTCGGCTTCGAGCAGTAACGCGTCTGGTGCAAGTGCTGTCGTGATGGCAGCCGTGACGCTTGAAATATTCGAGCGTCCGACGATGACTGCCAAGCAATGGTGGTCACAGTTCAATACCGATAGCCCGATCGCCGCATATAACCGAGATGTGCCAGATGTAACTGCCCTCATCCGCACGTTGACGACATCAGGCGGTGTGGACACCCAGGTCTTCAAAGGACAGATGCAAGGCACACCAATCTCTGGTGATGAGGTGACGCTGAATGCGGTGAGTAAGGCTCGCATCCGGATGAACCGAAGCATCCAGTTGCCGGTGGTATCTGCGCTTCGTGAGGGCTTGAATCTTGACTGGGTAGTAACGTATCTGATGGCCCGTGGAGGGTCGTTCGTTGGCCCGGCACCCACCAAGTACTCCCGGTACTGGAACCCCCTCTACGGATCAGTCCATGCTCACTGGGGTACCTGGCGAGATTACAATGCAGCCTATTTTTACGACAATGTGAATCCTACTCTTCTGTTTGGGCATAAGTACCCACAGCCAGTGGCTGGCAAGTTCTTGACTGGGATGGATGCTTATCAGAACGCCAGCAAAACCGTATGGCTGTCGCTTGGTGCTCGATCCATGTACCTCTTCCCGACTTCCGAATTTCCTCACCTGTACGACAACGGGGGAACAGGGCCGGTCATGGCCGACTGGATGTCATCGGCAAATAGTCGGGGGAGAGTGTCATTTTGGGTCAGGGGTGATGCGCTAACTGACAATCCGGCGTACCTTCCGGCTGGAAATAACTACGGGTTTCAGTTCAACGTACGAGCGAATGATCGCTACGGCACGTTTCTCGGATATGTCTCGTGCACGTTGAACCCCAGCAATCGTCAGCCTACCATCTCGATGGGTAATGACTCGCATGGCTACGGAAGCGTTTTGCTGGGATCGTTCTTCGCTTTGCCTACCGATGGTGCGTGGCATCACATTGGCTTTGCGTGGGATTTTGCTGCTGGGCAGTATCTGTATCAGATGGATGGTCAGAAGCTGACCAACGTTTCTACGTTCTTCGCCACGAACGGCTGGAATGATACTTCTCAGCTATACCCAACTGATGCTCAGCTTCGATCTAACGGGGGATCTACCGGCTTCACGTTCAACGTCCATATGCCTACTTCTGATGTCATCATTGATAGTGGAAATCCCGTGTTGTTCCGGGACTTCTTCGATGATTGCTACCCGCTGCCGACAATGCCTAACGCGATGAACGCAACCATGCGGGCTACCAACATCAAGATGCAGGGAATGGCGACAGAAGAGCCCGCCAACGTCTGGGACACCTTCTCCGAGGTGGCTCGGAATGCCCTTGCGATGTATCGAGCTAACGAGATAGATGCGCTTGAGTTCCTGCCGCCGACTTACTTTGGTGAGACAGCACAGATGACTTCGGTTGCCGTGCAAGATACCAGTACGAACTCGACTGCACTCGAAGCTGCGGCAGATCCTTCGCTCATCCGTAATGTTGTGACGCTGAAGTTCCAGGACACGCGACTAGACACCAAGCCACAACCGGTTCTGCAATACCTCACGGCCATCACGATCCCCCCAGGTACCACGTTGCTAACGATGGCCTTGGATGTGCCTGCTGTTGAGATCCATGGTGCTTCGAACTATGGCGGTACAGAATACAACATCATCAACTTGACCTCCACCCAGGTTACGACCGGACCCCAGCCAAACGCGCACTACATCACGGTCAACAATGCTGCCGATGGATCTGGCACGGTTCTTAACGAGAACTCCGTCAAGGCCTCATTTGACAGCACGTCTGCGCAATCAGTGGTGCTTCGTGTCGTAAACTTCACTGGCACTACGACGTACTTGGTAAATGGTGCTGATCAGGTGCCATTCATCAATATCTTGGGATATGGTTTCCGGCAGGCCGACGGGTACACTACTGTGCGAGATGATGCGTCAGTGTTGATTCGGACTGAGCGAAGCTTGGATGCTGACTTTGACTGGTTGCAAGATCGTCAGACAGCGGCAGATACGGCTGCGCAATTGACGAACATCCTTGCCCGTCCTCGTCCCCAAGTGACAATCACCGCCATGGCTGACCCCCGACGTAAACCTGGTGACCTCATCACGATCTCTGATGCCACTGGAACCAAGGTGTCTGGAACCTGGCGCATCCTGGCCGTTCAACACGGAGTAGATGGTGCCTCGTATTTGCAGGGAATCACTGCTGTTCAGGTTCTCCCCGCTGCGGTGTGGGACGGTCTGAACGGCTGGGACCAAGGAGTTTGGAGCTAACATGGCTGGCCCGTACACGATCACTCCGCCCGTTCAGGGTCAGCCGATCCCCTCGGTTGGCTTCGGCGTAGCTGTGAAGAATGCCATCACTGATCTCGATGCTCGAGCTTCTGCGATTGAAGGATCGCAGCAGCTGGTTATCGCTCGAGGACGACGTACCACCTCCACAGGTAACGTTACGACCACTGAGACTGGCGTACTGCGGATCGACAACATCACCATGAAGGCGGGTAAGCTTTACCAGATATCTACTGGCCCGATCAACATGGATGGCACGATAGACAATGATGTGGGTAAGATTCAACTTCGTCTTTCCACATCTGGTGCTGCCACCACGTCAAGCACCATTATCGGGTACATGAGGCAGACCATTGATAACAATGCGCAGTCAAACGTGGTCAGTCTCAACGAATGGTATCTATCCCCCACGGATGCCACAGTTTCTATTCTGATGACTCTCGTCCGACAGGCGGGCACAGGAAATGTGATTGTCTTCTGCACAAGTTCCGGGGATATCCTCGATATGGTCGTACAATTTGCCGGTACAGATCCCGGCGATACAGGAGTTGTTATCTGATGACCGAACCTGAGTGGATTCCCGAGACACCTTGGGTCAAGTTCGATGGCACCAATGCCGAGGACATCCAGCAGACCATGGATGACCGAGTCTTTTCCGAGACCCAGGACCGGCTGGAAGGACCGTCACACATCGTCCTCAACGACGAGTACACCGGCGAATCTTTGAGCCTGAACCAGGTCTACGGTGATGGGCAGATCGGGCGTGACCGGTGGCGTGTCCCCCAAGGCTACTGGTTCAACCCGGTAACCGGGGAGGTACGTAACAAGGCGGGCATCCCCCAGGACTGGGACCTACTCGTCGCAATGGGTTGAGAGCCCGCGTACAACCCGGGGGCATCCGGGAACCATGCACCGGCGGTGTGGGCCGCTCAGCGTGGACCTGGGTGCCCTCTAACGTAGATTCTCCACGCGGGTGCGTGCGATGATGGATGCGAAAGGAGGATCATATGGCTGACGTTCTAAGCTTGCCGGTCAGCACGTCGTTGCTGAACGAGGTCAATGCTGTCGGAGACCCGAAGCGCAACAAGGCGCAGGACGGGACAATCGGTGATAAGGCACATGAGGAGCGTGTGTCCGATCACAATCGGGATGAGACCGGCAACACCGGCTCGTCCTCCGATGCGGACAACATCAACGAGGTTCACGCCCGAGACGTGGACACGCGAGGCCCGTGGCTCATCAAGGGCGGGGCAGAGCGGATAGTCCAGCTCATCGTCGCTAACGTCCGCGCGATGGGCTACACCAAGCGACGTGTCAAGTACGTCATCTCCAACCGTCGCATCTGGGTGTGGCGGAGGGTCAACGGTTCCTGGCAGTTCGTCCAGGAGGCGTACAGCGGATCAGATCCGCATATCCTGCACTTTCACGTCTCGTTTGAGTACGGGAGTGGGAGTGGTGCAAGCAATCCCGAGAACAACACGTCGTCGTGGGGAATCCTCTCGACGTACAAGGCAGAGGAGGAGTTCCCCGTGGATCAGAAGACGTACAACTCGCTGTTTCTCGGCGCGCTGAAGGACCCGACCATCCGAAAGGAGGTGGGCAAGGCTATGCTCGAGGCCTCCGGCTGGTCCGAGGGCTACCCTGGTCGCACGGTCGCCCAGCACTTCAACGACATGCAGGTCGAGCGCAACTTCGAGATCGGCCACCCGGACAAGGACGGACAGCAGGTACCGTCGAACTCCCCGCTCGCTCGTGTGGCGCAGGCAGCCGAGATCATCATCACCGAGCACGGCACAGTCCACACCAACTGACGACGAGCGGGACGGGGAGGAAATGTTCTTCGCTGAGGGTGTTCCTCCCGAGATAGCCGGGTTGCCGACATGGGCCCTTAACGGGCTTTCGATCGGCGGCCTGGTTATGCTCATCCTCATGGGGCTTTTCACCTCTCGGCTATGGACCAAGCGCCAGGTCGATGAGTTGACGAAGCAACATGACCGAGAAGTCGCCTCACTAACCTCTCAGCATGAACGAGAGATGAAGGCGACGATTGATCGATACGAACTACATCTGACAAGAACTGTCGCGGCTGCGGAGAAGAGGGCGGACGATGCCCGTACACGGGAGGATGACTGGCGCGGTGTAGCCCACAAGTGGCAGGCGGTCAGCGAAATGCTGGCGTCCGGCCTTGAACCTTTGCAAGATCAGGGCGAAACCATGCTCCGCCTTCTCCAAGCTTGGCAAGCCGAGATGCAACGAAGGGCACTCGGATCATGACCGAAGCGGACCGCCAGGAGAGAAAAGAAGCGTGGCAGGAAGCCGATGCTGCATTAGTCCACGCGGAACAGGTAGTTTCACGTGGTGCTAAGATTGCCCAGGGCTGGGCACAGTCCCGATCTGACAACAACTTCCGTCAAATGCTCCGCCGCTTGGGGCAGAGAGTGCAAGAAAATGGGGCTTGAATCGCTCGGTAGCCTGGGCTACCAGATTGGGGCGGCAGGTATCTTCCTGGTCGCTGTGATCTACTTCGTCATCGTCCGCTGGTGGACTGACGTTCTTGGTCGGGTACTGGCTGCGATATTGGGGACTACCACCTCCGTCTTGGTAATGGTAGCTCTCCGACAACTCGGAGTGGATCTGCCAGGAGGGTTCCTCGCGTGGCGCGCGGCAGTATTCGTGCTATTCGCCATCGCGGTGTGGTCCGGCCTGATCACCCTTGTCTGGGCGCAGTTATTTGCGCCTCGACTCAAACTGTCCACACCCCGGAGGAGGGGACATGAGCAAAAAGCTGATTTGGCCGATTCTCGGTCTGATCGTGATGGCCATCCTGACCACGATCCAGCAGGCCAACGCTGACAACAGCATCACGGCAAGCGAGTGGGTGCAGGTTGCTCTCCAGGCTCTGATGGCATTCAACGTCTGGGCAACGGCGAACCTGCCGCAGTACACGAAGATGAAGACCTGGGTCGCAGCAGCCATCGCTGTGGTCTCGCTGCTGGTCGGGCTGATCACCGACGGCCTGACAACCAACGAGATCATCAACTTGGTCATCACCGGTCTCGCAACGCTCGGCGTGGCGTTCACCCCGCAGCCGATCACGACGGTGATCAACGGGACCACCGTTCCGGCGAATGGTGAGGTGCGGGGAACCAACCGGTTGACTTCCTGACCGGTGACGCTAAATAACCAGCGTTAATACAGCGAGTAACAAGCACGGACCCCCCGATAGTGCTGATTAAATCGGGGGGTCTTTGCAGCCGTGACTATGACTCCGCTTTTTAATCCAGCATGGTGTGTTATACCCACGAAGTGGGTAACCACCGCTGATTAAATGCGGTCAGTCATTGCCCATACCCTTCCGGTGTACGGAAGGCCGCAGGGGCATCCTTGTAGAGGTTAGCTCCAAGGAAGTCGAAGAGGGAATTGATGACAAAGCGCCGAACTCGGTTATTCCGCTTGCCGCAGACTCCGCACTTCATGAAGCCGAGCCGATCCCGAACCCATGGCTGCTTGCCGTTGATGAAGCAGTTGGGATGATCTACGCAATCGCGCCGGGCTGGATAGTCGAAGACGCCAACCACCCGGGCTCCGGCGTTCACCTCGATCTCGGCAGCGATCGTGTCCACATCGGTGGTGTGGTCCGGCAAGTGGAGAATGACGAGAAGGGCCATGAGTTCGCTCCTAGAGAACTAGAACAACGGATCGGGTGCCGTGGTTGGGTGCCATGCTATGCCGGACCGTGGGAGCTAAATGCGCTCGCTTTGACGGCTAGCCGAAAGCCGGGTAATGTTGCTCCCCGTCACCGTAACAAGATAACCAGTCACCCGAAACCCCCGGGAGGGGACCATGGCACCGAGTGCCCGCACCACCACCAAGACCAAGGCCGCGCCGGTCGAAGAGCCCGAGGAGGACGAGTTCGAGGACGTCGAGGAGGGCGACGAGGACGAGGACCTCGAGGAGCTCGAGGAGATGGAGGAGGAGGCCGAGGAGGCACCGAAGGCCAAGCGGTCTACCGCCAAGGCCCAGGCCGCTCGTGCCGCTTCCGCTCCGAAGTTCGGCTCCGCCGAGCTGGCCGCCTACGTCACTGAGCAGACCGGCGAGAAGTACGACGGTCGAGCCATCCGGATGCTGCTCCGCAAGCTGGCGAAGGACGGCAAGCACGATCGCGTGGTCGGGGAGACCCGTGACCGCTACAGCTTCACCGGCCCGAACGATCCGACCGTCAAGGCCGTGCTGGCCATGGTCAAGTCCGGCGAGGCGAAGGCCATGAAGCAGGCCGGTCTCCAGGCCGTGAAGGACAAGGCGGCCCAGAAGAAGGCGGCAGCGGCGAAGGCCAAGGAGGCCGAAGTCGAGGACGCTGAGGAGATCGAGGAGGAAGTCGCGCCGAAGCCTCGTCGTACGCGTGCGGCTACCGCCAAGCCCTCCCCGGCGAAGGCAACCCCGGCGAAGGCCACCTCGACCACCCGGCGACGTACGGCGAGCACCTCGGCCTGATCGGGGTACCATCGAGGGGTGCGGCTCGTCAACGCACGATGGGGAGTTAGCTCAACGGTTAGAGCATCCAGGGGACACCGTATAGCGGAATCCCTGGCCGGTTGGCGGTTCAATTCCTCCACTCCCCTCTTGGCTGGGCATCGTTACCCCCGTGCCGATGTCCAGCCGTAAAACTTCGGAGACGCCGACCGCCAGGCGACTTCGGAGAAGGGTGGGAGAATGCAAGCGGATCCAGTTGATGGATATACCGTCAGTACGCATGAAGCTTAGGCTGCGGACAGTACGGTTCCCCCACCCC